AGCAGCAAATTTAACAGGTACTTTACCAGCTATTGATGGTTCTAATTTAACTGGTGTTGGTGGCGGTGCAGCACCTCCTTGTTGGTACGGAGAGCAAGATGCGACTACAAGTGTATCAATAAACGCATGGACTACTGTTACTAATTTTGCTACAAGTCCTGTAAATCCAAGCGGTAACAGTGGTGGATGGGATGAATCAACAGGTATTTTTACGGTACAATCTGGTCAAGCTGGAATTTATTACGTTTTTGGTTCTGTTGGAGTAGATGATATACAGGAAAACGATTTTGTACAACTTGGAGTTAGTTTAAATAATGCTACTCCTACTTTCTACTCGGCGGTTCAGTCATCTAATGGTAATGGCAATAATCGTATTTTTATGGTACAAGTTTCAAAGGTGCTTACTTTAGCTGTAGGCGATACTGTACGTTTAAAAGTATATTGTGATGAAGGTTCAATAGAGCCAACAGAGCAAAAACATACTTGGTTTGGTGGTTTTAGACTTGTTGCAACCTAGTCAACAAGACAAATTATAAAATTAATAGTAAAATCAAACTAAAGCAGTAAAGCACTATGTCAACAATAAAAGTAGAGGAAATACAACATATATCTAACTCTAATAATGCAGTATCTATTGCATCAGATTCCAGTGTTAGCTTAAAACATAGTGGATCTGCAAAGCTGGCGACTACATCAACTGGTGTAACTATCACTGGAGCGTGTGCTGCTACTTCATTCAGTGGAGATGGTTCAGGTTTAACTTCTTTACCAGCACAGACAGATGCAACAAAAATGCCATTAGCAGGTGGTACGTTCACAGGTTCTGTTGTTTTTGAAGATGCAATAAATGAAAATATATTTGCTATTACTGACGCTTCTTCTGTTGCTTTAGATCCTGATAACGGAATGGTTCAAACATGGACTTTAGGAGCAAATAGAACTGCAACTGATAGTTTAACTACTGGTCAATCTATGCTTCTCATAGTGACTGCAAGTAGTTCCAACTATACCTTGACATGGCCTACTATGAAGTGGAGTGGTGGTTCTGCTCCTACACTTGGCGGTGCTAATGCTACAGCAATAGAATTATTTAAAGTAGGAAGTCAATTATATGGTGCAACAGTAGGAGATCTTTCGTGAGATCGCATAGACTTCGTGCTGCTGCTGGTAATTCTGGTGGTGGAATTTTTGGAGATATAAAATCACTTGCTACGTCTTTAGGATCTGCAACTGTTCCTTCACCATCAAATTTACAATCTATCCAAAGTTTAATCGAAGCACAAAATTCTGCTTTTAACGTATTTGCAGTAATTGGATATCAAGGTTGTGCAGAAGATTGCTCAAGAACAGCAGTTGCAGGTGGTAAAAGAACTCATACAGGTTTAGGCTTTAACGCAAACTCAAGTTCTTCTAATATTATTTCTACAGGAAATACTATTGTTGATATGGATGGCGGTAGTAGTGAAGGTTTAAGTGCTATAGACGGTAAAAAATGGATGGCTATGGCACAATTTGATGGTAGTAATTTTGATGGTATTTTAATTTGGGTATTTATCGGTACTGGGGGCAATGGTCAATATGGTTCAGTAAATACTAGCGGTACTCAATCCCAAGGTACAAGTACATCAAATAAAGGTAGGTATCAACTTTGGGCAGATTTGGATGCTAACAATACTACATTTAAAGTAAGAGATATTTTTTATCCTTCAGGAGAGGAATTTTCAGATATGTTTAACATTCATCCTATTGCAATAGACCCTTCAGGCACTATTTATTCAAATACAACTGGAGGTAAAGTTGGATGGAACTTTAGTAACAATTCACAATCAGATTCTTCAGGATATAATTCAAACACTGATGAGTTGTCTGCTGATGACGGTATTTTTGCTTTTGGAATACCTACAGGAACTAACGAGTCTTATTCAGATGGAGATGGGAGTTCTTCACAAGGTGTTGATCCATTTATACAAAATAATGTAAACCTTTATCCAGCTTTTGGAATGGGTAATAGAAATAGTAATGATGGTTCGTGTGATTTCGTCTATTGGAACGGTACAAAAACACCGTCTTCTGGTAGCAGTACTAACCATGTAGGATTTGTATTTAGTGGTGATGGATAATCATAATTTAAACCTTGTATATAATAGAAAAAGAATATATTTTATGATTAGATTATGAAATACGCAGTTATTGATGGTTCTACCGTAAAAAGCACTGGTACGATCCAAGACTTATTTCCTAACACTAGCTTTACTGCTGCTGGCCCTAATGCGGATTTTTTATCAGCAAATAATGTTGTTGAATTTATAGAAACTCTTACTTTTACAACTCCAACACAGAAGTTATCCACAGTAGATGCTTATGTTCAAGATGGTAAAGCTTATAATGTAAGAGTTGAATCTACAACAGCAGATGAGCAAGCTGCTTTAAAAACACAAGAATGGATAAAAGTTAGAAGAAAAAGAGATAGCTTATTAGAAGAAACAGATTGGAGAGCTAGTAGTGATCTAACCTTGTCTGATGCTTGGAAAAATTATAGAAATGAGCTTAGACAAATTCCTCAAACACAAACAGATCCATATAATATTACTTGGCCTACAGAACCTAGCTAAGATTATTAGCTGCTGTTACACTATAAGAAACACAGTAACTCATACAAGAATTAAAAAATAATCAAGAACACGCTGTACAGGTTGCTAACAATTGTCGTGACGAAATTATTAGATTAGAAGCTAAACTTGAAGATAGGGCAGAGGCAGAAACCGAAAAAAAGTCTATTGCGAAATAATAGAAAAGCAGTGTAAATTCTGCGGTAAAGTGTTTGCTACAACAGAGCAAAGGAGAAAGTATTGTTCTAATGCCTGTAAGACAAGGTTTTATCGTAGAAAGCTTGCTACTTAGTTTGTGTAGTCATTTGCCTTGTCATTAAACTCATAGTGACGTATAAAGGTGACAGAGCTAGAATAAGAAGTAACACAAGCACTGAAGTCATTGAAAGTGCTTTAACTATTGCAAATTTAATCATGTTTCAAAAGATCGCTAATGTTTTAAGTATTGTCTCTTTTATCATGGTAGCCTCCATGAGTGGTGGAGCGTACTTCGGTTACAAGTATGTAACTTCAGAAAACTTTAAAGCTAAAGTAATGAAAGAAATAATGGGTAACGTATCTGGACTTATGCCGAAAGTATTAGATAAAGGTTTACCTGATATGACAGGAACTTCTGTACCTGACAAAAACTGGACAGTACCTGGTGTACCTAAACTCTAAGTCTATATGAATAGCAATATCATCAAAGGAGTATCAATAGGACTTGGAACTATTTTTGTTGCTTCCAACTTTTATACAATCAGTCTTTTAAGTAAGAAGCCAAACTTACCAATTTTTGATTTACCTGTAAGTAAATACTCTACATATGAAATTGAAGCCGATAAAGATAGCTATAAGATAAGACATAGAATGCACGATCCAAGAATTATTGCTTCTATTGAAAATACAAGGAAACCAGCAGGATTTTTAGGTGCTAGTAAGGCTTATGTCACAAAAGAGAGTCAAAGGATAGCTGGTGAAAAGGATGTAACTATCGTCAATAATGGTGAGCTTACAGCAAAGCAAATAGCTTGCATAAAAGAAAGAGCGAAGGGAGAATCTACAGGACAACTTATTGGAACGTCAGTAGCCACTGGAACAGGTTTATCTAGTTCATTAGCTAACGTGCCATTAGTGGGTTGGTTTTTATCTGGCTTTGCAACAAACCAAGCAAGGAGAGAAGGCGGTAAGATAGGAGGTAATATGGCTTCTGACTTTAACGATTGTTAATGCCTACGATTAAAGTTCCTGAGATAAAAATACCAAAAATAAATATACCAGAAACGCCATATCTACCTGAAACTGTATTGGTAGGCGAAAACCCTGCGTGTGATTTAACTAATAGAGATATAGAACTATCAGAAAATCCAACTATAATTTTTCATGGTAGAAAGGCTTATGCTACTTGTCCTAATGGTCAGGCAATCGCTGGCACACAGCCAATAAAAGTTCAACCAGAAGCTAAAACATTTAGACCTATTGTTTATGATGCACAAGACACTATAGAAACAGAAGGTACA